ACGTATAAATTCTCTACCCTGGAGGTATTTCTTTAGAGTAATCATATCTTGACGCTGTGATACACGAGGGTCATTAACTACTTTGTTAGCAAAGTTAAGGAACTTGTTTACCTTATTGGTATCAATCTTTCCATACTCATCTGCCCAAGAAGGATTGTTCCTACTAAGTGCAGCAACAAATGCTTGCTTTCTATCCTTAAGATATTCAGCACCCTTAGAGTTAATGCTCTTAAAACCACCATTGATACGCTCTGCTTCAAGCATTGCCATACCCTTGCGGTAGGTAATCCAACCCTTTTCAGCCTGAGTGCTTGCAATAGCCTCATATGGGTCTTGTAGTCCTCTGAAGTTAATCGTAGAACCTGGAGCAATTGGGTCTTCATATTGGTTTCCGTAAACTGTAGGTGAGAACTCACCCTTGTTTGCATCTCCAACTAAGAACCAACCATACTCAGGTTGCTCTGCAATTAAGTCAGATAGTTCTTTTGAACGCTGATATGCGCTAAGAGTTGCAGCAATACCAGTATTGTTCTTAGATAGACTTACTGTTAAATCGTAGTAATCATCACCATACTTAGCATAGAATTGTTCTGCTGCTGTATCAGGATTCTCTTCACGTAAGCGGTGGTATTCGTCAATATACAACTGATATGGCGAGCGATATGAAACTGCTGCTGGCATTGTTGCACTAGTAACCACACCAAGCATAAGGATACGAATAGCCTTCTCATTGATTTCTACTTTAGTTGGAGCAGTTGTTCTCTCGCCTAAATCAAAGCGAGTAGATTCTTCTGCTGCAATAAGCGCAGTTAATCTTGCACGCATAGGGTCTGATTCATTCATAGCAGCCCACGCTTTACGCGCTGCTGAAGACTGAAGAACTAAATCTATTGCCTTGCGGTCAGTTGCACCATAAGGAAGAATCTCTGTGAATATCTTATTCTTCTCTTGCTCAGGGAATTTACGTAGCAACTGAGAAGCAGCAAACTGCACGAACCAACCAGCGCCAGGATTCCACCAAGCACCGCCCTGAAATAGCAGGTTAAGGCTTGGCTTTGGAATAGATACAGTTCTATCAATACCTATGCGCTTAGTCCATTCGCCAGGGAAATTAATGTAGGTAATACCATCACGTTCTTCAACCATACCTGCACGGTCTGGCGCTTCATAAACAATGTTAAGACGACGTAGAGTTGATGGGTCATTAACCACAATACGGCTCCACTTCTGAAGAACATCTGAGAACGCACCGAAGAATGGGAATATATACTTCATCTGATGTGCAGCATCTGTCTTCTCAGATACGTCATATACAGTTCTACGCATTTCTGACCTAGCCCACTGACGAGCCTTGCTCTCTATTGAACGTAGGTAACGTGGGTCTACAGTATCGCCCTTAGTTGTTTCAATTGCACGTGAGACCAATGCTGCCAGACGGCGGCGATACAAGTCCACATATAATGGAGAACGAACTAGTGTGCTTTCTGGAACTTCACCAGCATACTTATAGAACTTATCAGCAATGTATGATGGAATTGCTGCAATTGGATTACGTTCAGTTGCTGCAGCAATCTGAGTTCCGTTTACTTCTGGACGGCGATTGGTGTCTGAGAAGTAACTCTTAATATCATCTGCGTTAAGTCTGCCCTTTGCTGCCTTATCCCTTAAGCCAACAGCCCATTCTGGGAATAGGTGACGGACATTCTCATAGTTCTCTTCTGCAATTTCACGAGGATTCTTACCTGTAGTACGGCTAATCTTCTTAGCAATCTCACGACCAATAGGGTCTTTAGTTAGGTAATCAATTACTGTTTCTACTGATTTGCCATCTAGATACTGAGAAGCAATCTTAGAACCACGAATTTGCTGGTTAACTACACGTAAGTAAGCCTGTTCCCAGTTAGCATCTGTGCCAGGTATCTTAACCCAGTCACCAGTCATCTGTGTAACGTGGGTTAATGTATTACGCAAAGCATTAAAGTTAGCATCAACTGCACGAGATGCGTTAGCAACATACTTTTCGTTATAGAAAGCAGCCTGTTCCGCAGTTAAACCCTTAGCATCTTGCAGTTTAAGACCGAACATTTCAATCTCACCTACACCAAACTCATCTGCAGGTATCTTCTTGCCATCTAGGATTGCATCAATCTCAGCAATTCTGGCATCAACTTCATCAGGAGCCTCAGCAAGTTCACGTTCAATAGCAAGTTCTAGGCGCATAGCCTCAAGACGTACACGCTCTGCATCTTCTAGCGCATCACGAACTGCGTTCTTACCAGTTACCTTACCTACTAAACCTTTACCAGCACGCTTAGAAGCAGAGCCAGCAGCAGCAAGTAGAATCATTGCACCTGATACAGACATAACACGCAAGTTTCCTTCGGTTACGTTACGTATTGGATAGCCTAAACGTGCAAGAACTTGGAACTTTAGGAAGTCATCTAGGGCATCAATCATCATATTGGTTCCCTGTGCTACTGCACGATAACCACGATATGTGTTGTATGCCAAACCATTAAAGTCTTCAAGCATATCTGCTCGGTGATAACGCTTCAAAACCTTATACATAGTATCAATATCAAGTACAGGCTTTTGCTTTAACAACTGTGTTTCATTAATTGGTAGTGGGAAGACGTGGTTTAATCCATCTTCATCTACAATTGGACGCAACTTAGCACCAACAGGCGCTCCAGTTACAGGGTCAGTTGCTCCCGTGTATGCACGTTCCTTGATTAAGTTTGTATAACGCTGACGCTTTGTGGTAAAGAATGAATATGCTTCTTGGATTTCATCATTTGAATATCCAAACTGACGACCTACGGTTGAAAAGATTTCAGCCTCAATTAAGTCGTGAACCATAGCACGTTCTTCAGGAGATTGTGCCTCAATAAACTTCTGGAATAATTTATTACGGCGTTCTACGGTAAATGTAGCCTTAGCCATATACGCATTAGTGCGCTCAATCTCTTTACGAATATCAGCCTTTGCTGTTTCATCCACAGCATTTGTTAACTTAACATTCAAATCATCAATGCGAGATTGATATACCTTTTGCTGCATCTCAGATAAGCCACGAACGCGGCTAAGTTGGTTATCAACTGTCTGAACTGCTGAGTTATCTGTGAAATCTACCCAAGTACGAGGACGCTTATAGAAGAATCCTGTATGGAATCTAACCATAGGTCCAGTAAAACCTGCACGCATATCAATAAAGTTCTGACTTGCTACCATTGCACGGCGGAAATCTGAACCCATATCTAGGAATGGAACCTTATTTGGGTCCATTGCACCATTAATCTTGAGTTGCTTATAGATATTAGCGATTTCGTCTTCGTGTTCAGCAATAAGAGTTAGATTACGCTCATACTCTGCACCATCATTGTAAAAGTCAAATGTCTTCTGCTTATTAGGACCTAACTTACCAGTTAGCCACGCAGCGTCTGGAACTTCATCTAAAAGGCTACCGACCTTTGCAGCAAGAACTGTATTCTGGTCAGCCAAACGTACAAAAGCGTCAGCATCACCCATAGCCATATGGACTAAATCTGTCTTAGCCTTTTGACGGGCTAACTTATCGTCAATCTTATTGGCAGTTGATAGTAAATCTACAAGAGTTGCAGGGTCTGAAGATTCACGAACCGCTTTAATGCGGTAAAGTTCCTGCTCGTTCATATTGTCTGTACGGTCTAGGAAATCTTGGAACTTAAGACGTATTGCTTTTTCTTTGGCACGCTGTGGTGCGCCTTTAATTCCCTCTGCCGCTAGTGATTCACCAGCAAGAACAGTCTTAAACTCATCAATTGACTTAACGCCATAGCGCCAAGCATTGAATAACTTAACTCCCTTACCAGCAATTACTGTTGGGTCAGCAAACCAACGTGCCAAAAAGTCTGCAGTAAAAGATGGAACCTTACCCGCCCACTGTTCCTTAAATGCTTCATCTCTTTGTGACTTATTGTAAATATCAAAGTCATTTGCTGCGTATAAAATGTGTGACTTGATAAAGTCATCAGCCTTATTGCCAGTTAATGTATTAGCACCTTGAATTAATGGTGTAATTAAATTCAAGTCACTAGCCATAAGTGCTTGACCTGGAGAAACATTACGTGCTGCTTCCCAACTTTCTTTCACTCTGTTGAAATCATACGCGCCACGATATAATGGGTTGTTGTCTTCACCAAGCAAAAGACCAAAACTGATACCTTGAGCAACTAGATTAAAAGAACGCTCTAAGCCTGTACCAACTTTTTGCCAGAAACTTGTAGGTTCCTTTTCAGTTGGAAGATATTGTTTTAGAGTTGCGTTGTAATAAGTTGAATCTTTTTTTAATGAGCGTGTAGTTGGGTCAAAAGCATTAATTAATGCAGAACGCTCATTGTCTGGAATATACTTACCAATATCAACAGGTAGCGCAAGAGAACTTGGAGTTGTCTTATCGTTGTAGTATCTGTTGAACGCACCGATAGTATCAAACAAAGATGGGTTCTGAGACTTCTTACGCTCTGCTAAAACCTTTTGTGCAATCTCTCTATCACTCATAGTAACTGCGCCCTTAATACTCTCACATAATTACGAAATGCTTGTGAGGATTCAGGGCGTAGTGAGGCAGCCTCAAGCGCAGGAAGGTAAGACATTAGACGCTGAACGTCTGTATCTGCATCCTGACTTTGTGGCATTAGAAGTGCTTCAGGTCCTGCTCCTGGTCCCACAGGCAAACCCGTTGTAACTGGCTCTTCAGGATACTGAGTAGGAGCAGTTATTGGGGTGACTGGCGGAAGGTTGCCAAGTGTTATAGGAGTTTTAGGGGCTTTAGGGGTCGCAGCCAAAGGAGCACCTTGCTGTTGTTCCATCATTGCCTTACCTTCTCCATATGTTCCACCTGAGTAATAACGTGCTGGGTTCTTTCCAGATTGACCAGCACCACCAGTAGCAGAAATGTTGGCAGGATTGTACTGTGGTCCACCATTAGCACCACCTCTAGGCATCCTCATCCTCCTCTGGTTCTATATCAATTAATTCGCTGTTGTATTCTTCAGCAAGTTTTAACATACCCGCTGCGTTCCAGGGGGTCATTTCTGAACTTACTTCAGTGTGTAGGTATCTTGTTCCATTGTAGTCAGCCCATTCGCTAACTAATACCCAACCAGAACAGATAAAATCTTTTCCATCTTCGTCGCTATCAACTAGAAAACGCAAAGCGTTCTCAACTTTTGTACGAAATTCTTTACTCATTTTGCATATTGAATTCTAGTTACAATAGGCGGGGCGGTATAAATGTCCCATTCGCACGCATTTCTTATTGCAAGCGTAATCGCGTCTTGTACGTGATGCGGATTATCTTTATTAACATTTTCAAGATAAGCAATAAGGGAGCCAAGAGCAACGTCCCCACCGCTGCCAGCATAATAGATACCGCGACTATCCCTATCCCAAGAATAATCTCCAAAGATAGGATAGATAACTCCGCGAAGGCAGACAAGAAAGTCCGAATCGTGCGCTGCTGCATCCCCATCTTCTTTCATATCGTAGCCAGCATCCACAAATGCTTTACGCATTTCAGGAATAAACTTCTTACTTACAAAACCATCAAGGTCTTGTGCATCTGCTGCAGTTGGTTTTGGTGCTTTCCAACCAAACTGCATAATATTTGAACCACGTCCTGCGCCAGAACCAGCGATTAATACGCCATTGTTCTCAATAATCTTATGAGTAGCCATAACCATTGGTCGTCCTGATTCATCTGATGAACGTGAATCACAACCAATCACAGCCCACGAAGGACCTTGATATGCAATTAAGGTAGTCATTGTCCCCTCTTAGATTAAAGTTGTCGTGCGCTTCTTACAGATGCAGTTGCTTCTCCTCCGCCAGTTAGACCTGAAAGCAAAGTCATAATGTCTGCAGGTGGTTGTTCGCCCATTGGAGAGCCTCCTACTGGAGCGCCAGCGGGAGCAGGGGACGGTTGCTCAACCATAGGGGCGGTTTCTCCAGTAGGAGGAACAGGTTCTGCAGGTGCGAATACTTCCGCAATCGCGTCCTCAAGAGCCTGTCCCTTTTGGCGAGCCTTGATTACTGCAGAAATCTTGTTTACTACTTCAACAGGGTCCCCGCCAGACATAGCCATTTGTGGAATTGCTTGAGACATTGCTTGGATTCCTTGCAATAAAGAACCACGCATACTCTCAACTTCAATCTTTTCTAGTTCTTGAGTTACGTTTACTTGAAATGGTAATTCACGCATAGCCAAATCTTTAGAGATTAAACCACCACCAAGTGCTTGTAACATAAAGATAAGTCCCTGTGCTGGATTAAGACCTGCCAACATTCCATAACGAACGTCTGCAGAATAGTCACCTTTAATGTCCTTTTTAGGAGAATAAATTAATTCGTAAGGTGAACCTGCATCAACGCCACGAATTGTCTTCTCTTTAGGGAAAATCTTCTCATCAACCATAAAGCAAATCTGAATAACGTCGCGCAATGCGCTTGCAAAAATTGCTTGTGCTGATTTAACTTGGGTATCAAATGCACCCATAAGAGCCTGTACGCCTTGACCTGTAACAATTGAAGCATCAATGTTACCAGTGCGTCCTTCTGGATAGCGAGCGCCAATACGTAATTCTTGATTAAGTAATGTTTGCTCTGTAAACGCACCTTGTGGTAAACTAAGTTCTACGCGGCGTACACCAGTAGGATTAGCAGTACGAATAATTGAATCTCCGCCAAGTTGTAATTCGTTAACGTCTGTAGGCAGAACAATAGGAGCCTGTACGCTTTTTTCTGCTGCTTCCATTGCAAGTAGTGCAAAACGATTTCGTAATAATTGAATACCAATAATGTCGTCAAACTGCCCACGCAACTCACCATCAACAGATGGTTTCTTTGCAACCACAACCATCATTTTGCCAAGAGGATTTTCGGCACGAGATAAAACTAAATTCTCTTTTGTCGGAATATAGATTAATGACTGGTCAGCATCATAATAGCGAATCATCTCAACCTGTTGAGTTAAATCCTGCTCATAGCGGAATTTACCAAGTAACTGGTACTCATATTCAGGAAATAGTGCGACAAGTTCGCCTAATTGCATCATATATCTTTTAGCAAAAGCAACGCAACGTCCATAGCGGTCAAACTCAGGGTAAGCACCTATTGGGTTTTCTATGCGAATACGCGGCAGTTTTGCTTCTTCGTCCAATTCAATGATGAAAGGAACGAAACCATAAGTTAGATAGCAGTCAGCACCTTGATACATTTGAACACCAAGGTCTGAATGAGCAAAATAATTAGAAGCAATACGAGTGCGGGTATCAGCAAACTTGCGAGCGCGGTCTTTAACGCTATTTGCAGCATTGCAATTTACTGCAGGTAGCGGAGCCATAACTTCAGAAAGGTCACGAGCGACAATATCTACGAAGTTAGCAACTACGTTTGCATCTACACCATCTGGAAAGAAGTCTGGATAAACAGATGCAATATTACCTTTACGTACTGCAAGCACGTCAAGTGCACGTTGGTCGCGTTCTATAGCGCGGTACTTGAGCGCCTTAACTCGCGCATCAATCTGTTCAATTGATAGTGCCATATTTCCTATCCATATGTTTGTTGCCATTGCTCTGCAAAGGCTTCATCTAAATTAACACTTGCTCTATTATGTGTTTGTGCTTTTGTGGTCCAACGATTATTTGTATAACGTTGTAAATTAGAACTTTGTTGCATCATCTCGCGTACGCGAATAATTGCAAACCATAAAGCCATAACACAGTCTGTTGCGTTTTTGGTATCAGGTTTCCAAGTAATAAGTTGCTGTACTAAAGCCTTTAAACCTTCAGAGCCTTCATTACTTGGCAGTTCAATAAGGTTGTTATCTTGGAAGCGTCCATCTCGCAAGTTTCCAAATAAGGTCGCCATAGAAGCGACACCAAAAGAGGTGTCCCATTTATTCTTACCAGTGAAATGAGGATTGAGCGTGCAACCATACCCTGAAAGCCAGTTTCGCAAATCATCATCTAAGGCATACGCTTTCTGATGGGCGTTGATTTCAATACGTAATTCTTGTGGTCTAAACTTCTGCACCCAATCTTCAATAAGATTTCTAATCTTTGCTGGGGAAGGTTCAGTCATATTAACTGCATCTAAAATATAAATCTTGCCATCAGTTTTATTAAAAGTAACAGCAACGGCTGCAGTAGCACCAGTCATAGCAGGGTCAATACCAATTACGGTAAAACCCTCAATGTGTTTAGGGTGTCCTGGAGCGCCAGCCTTTAACGGTCCTCGTTTTCGCATACCGTTGACGCAACCTGCGACTGTGGCTGGTGAAAAGATTGCATCTTCAACGACATCTTCTTGTTGGTAGACCATAGCCCAGATAGATGGCGCAACTTCAGAGCGTCGTGTAAAAAGAGCGGGTCCATCCCATTTCGGATAAAGTCCGTTGGCATCTGGCTCATCCAATTCTCCTTCAGGTCTATCAGTTTTTGCCCAAAGAGTTTTCCAGCCTAAAGGTTTTTCATCAAATTCTAAAACTGCTGGCATAGCCACATAGGTAAACGGTGATTTACCGCCAGTCCAATTTGAACCTTCGCGTATTTGTTTATATAAATCTACTGGGGCGACGCGGGTTCCTACGATAAGTAGTTTGCCGTGCCGTCCCAGACGTGTGATAACTTCTTTCTGAAGCCATTCAATTTGCTTTTCCCATTCGTGGGCATTTGAGTTCATCACGACGTCATCTAGGATAATCAGGTCGGCGCGAGCACCGTAAATCTGAGAACCGAAACCTAAGGCTTGCACCGTAGGGTCCTTCTCGCCAGAATCTCTTCCTGAGCCTAGATAAATCATATCTGCTGACCAAGTAGGTGAATCAGCCTTGTAACCGCCATTAGGTCCAAACGCCATCTGTAACTTAATCCAGGATGGATGGCTAAGGCGGGTCTTAATCGCACTTAAGAACTTACGAGCCATACCTTGCGTCTTAGAGACGATAATGATTCGCACGTTAGGGTTAACGGCAATCTGGTAGGTTACATAGTTAATCGTAATCGTAGTTGACTTAGCGTGCTCAGGGGGTACGTTTAGCAGTACGCGGTTTTGCGCCCCTGGTTCATAAATCATATTAGGGTGGAGGAATCTTGGCTCACGACCCTCAATCAGGTCAATCCAGGATAGTTGATGGTCAAAGAGTTTAGAATCTAGGAACTGCTCTGAGAACTCCTCAAAGGTAATATCCTTTAGGTTCTTCAGGTCAGCCTTAACCCCTTTGCCTACTAGGCGGGCTTTATCAGACTTCTCTTTGAAGTCAGGGTCGTTCATCACCCATTGGCGAAAGGTCACTTCATTGCGGTTAACCGACTGCATAGCAGCGGTAATCGTAGAACCTTGCTCAAGTTGGTTGAGAACTCTCTGTTGAGCCTCGTGCTTAGGGATGTCCACTTTCCCTGGTTTGCGTCCCATTTTGCCTCCGTTATATCACAGTAATAACGCTACCTGTTAAACGGCAGAATATCCCCATATTAATATATTATAT